GATCGCCCCACCAACCAGACCTGTGACCGGCCAGCGACGTGGCTGGCCCTGGTACCGGACGGTCCCATGAGCGTCAAATGCGTCTGGCAGCATCGGTGCAAGGACCATCTCAAAGGGGGCACGGAATGAACTATCAAGACTTTCTCGACAGCAAGAGTCAACTCGGAGGTGACTACGGTTTCGAGCCTGTTGACCTTCCCGAGTGGCTGTTCCCGTTTCAGCACGACGTTGTGTCGTGGGCCACGCGCAAGGGCCGGGACGCTCTATTCGGTGATTGCGGCATGGGCAAGACCCCGATGCAACTTGTGTGGGCCGACCAGGTGGCGCACCGGATGAATAAGCCGGTGCTGCTGCTGACTCCCTTGGCTGTGGGAGGACAGACGCTAGGTGAGGCCGAGAAGTTCGCCATCGAGGCGCACCGGTCCCGAGACGGCAAGCCAAAGCCTAACATCACCATAGCCAACTACGAAAAGCTGCACCTGTTCAACCGGCACGACTTCTCCGGCGTGGTGTGCGACGAATCCAGCATCCTCAAGAACTTTGACGGGACCACGAAGGCAACCGTTACCGAGTTCATGCGAGAGATGCCTCATCGCCTGCTCTGCACCGCCACGGCCGCACCGAATGACTATGTGGAACTGGGTACATCGTCTGAGGCGCTTGGATATCTCGGGCACATGGACATGCTCACGGCGTTCTTCCGCAACCAACAGAACAACTCTAGCCACCGAACGAGCCGGTCACGTTGGGGAGACCCTCGATTCTCTGGCGGGACTCGGGAAATGTGGAGGTTCAAGTACCACGCCGAACAACCGTTCTGGCGATGGGTCGCATCGTGGGCACGAGCTTTCCGTCGGCCGTCCGACCTTGGATACTCAGACGACGGTTTCATTCTCCCGCCCCTGACCGAGCGAGAAACCATCGTTTCTTGCTCGCGGCCCCTTGACGGAAAGCTGTTTGTGGAGGCGGCTGTATCCCTACAAGAGCAGCGGGAGGAACGCAGGATGACCCTAGCGCCCCGCTGCGAAGAGATAGCGAGACTGGTAGACCATGACCGGCCGGCGCTCGTGTGGTGCCACTTGAACGATGAGGGCGACCTATTAGAGAAGCTGATACCGGGTGCGGTTCAGGTCAGCGGTTCGCAGACGGACGAGCAGAAAGAAGAACTGCTGACAGCCTTCACGAGCGGGCAGGCGCGAGTCCTGGTCAGTAAACCAAAGGTGGCCGGGTTCGGTCTCAACATGCAGCACTGCTCGCACGTGACCTTCTTCCCGTCGCACTCCTATGAGCAGTATTACCAGGGCGTGCGGCGCTGCTGGAGGTTCGGCCAGACGCAACCCGTCACGGTCGATATCGTGACCACTGAGGGCGAACTAAACGTGCTCAAGAACCTGCAACGCAAAGCCGCCAACGCGGACCGGATGTTTACCGAGCTTGTGGCCCACATGAATGACGCGCTGCACATGCGCGGAAGCGACCCCTATCAACAGGAAGTGAGCGTACCAACGTGGCTATAGCAGATCAAGAACTGACCGAGCAATACGCAATATATTTGGGTGATTGTTGCGAGGTGATGCCGACCCTGCCCGCCGAGAGCGTGCACCTGTCTGTTTACTCCCCGCCGTTCGGGGGGCTGTACCACTACAGCAGCAGCGAGCGCGATCTGTCCAATGCTCGGAGCTATGAGGAATTCTTCGATCACTACGAATTCGTGGTCGAGGAACTGTTCAGGGCAACCATGCCGGGCCGGATGACGTGTGTCCATTGCGCCGACGTCCCGAGCGGGAACTGTGGGTGCGATCACCTGCGGGACTTCCCCGGCGATATCATCCGGCTGCACGAGCGCCACGGCTTCCAGTACACCGGCCGCTATCACGTGTGGAAAGAACCTCTCGGGGTGCGCAACCGCACGATGGCGAAGAACCTTGCACACAAGACTATCGTGGACGATTCCTCCCGGTGCTCTGTGGCAAGCGCTGACTATCTGCTGGCCTTCCGGCGCAAGGGTGACAACCCAGTTCCAATCACGCACCCGACCGGGCTTCCGTCCTATGCCGGAGAGCGGACCATGCCGCACGAACTTCTGACCTACAAAGGTCACGAGGGAAATCAAATCGAGAACCGGTTTAGCCAGTGGATTTGGAGACAGTACGCATCGGCTTTTTGGGACGATGTGAGACTTGACCGTGTGTTGCCGTTTAAAGCCGCCAAGGATGACGAGGACGAGAAGCACGTTCACCCTTTGCAGCTTGACGTAATCGAGCGCTGCATCATTCTGTGGAGCAACCCCGGCGAGGTGGTGTTCACGCCGTTCATGGGCGTGGGGTCTGAGGTCTACGGCGCCGTGGTGAATGGTCGTCTGGGCGTGGGCGTAGAGCTGAAACCGTCGTATTACCGACAGGCCGTGAAGAACTTACAGGCAGCCGTGGGCACGTATCGCGAGGGGTTGGGGCAGTTAGACATGATGGAGGCATTAGCCGATGTCGCGCAAGCCTAAGCCAACCCTCAAGCCCGCCGCGAAGGAGGCCACCGATGCTGCATCATAGGCGAGCCCGAGACATCGTCCACGACCTGGCGCATCGCCACGGCAGCGCAAACGTCCGCGCCGCGGCCCAGGTCCAGTCCCGCAAAGACGACGCCGCTGGCGAGCCAGCTAGGGACGACTGGACGGAATACTGCAACTGCTACCAGGGCGCCGACGTGGTAGGGGAATGGGTGCCGGTCATTGCGGATTCGGGCACGAGGGCCTATTGCCTATACGAATACGGGACGGGGCGTAGACCGGCCATATCGTGCGACCACCTAACCGAAGCTGTGAACGCCCTGTTGTCGCTGCATGAAGCGTTGCGAGACGATCCAGAACACGCAGAGCGGAAATGGCTCGCGGCTGAGCAGATACGCAAAGAACGGATGGCGGCTTGCGCGATCCGGGAGCACCAGGCGCGACCGTGGCACGTGAGGATGTATCGGTGGGTAGTCGGATGACCGGCAGAGCATCCCGAGCCAAGGGCGCGAACGCCTACGTCTGCACAGTGCCCGGCGTGCCTGTATCGCTGAACGTCTACACCCGCATGCACTGGTCAAAGCAGGCAGCCGCGCGTGAGGCGTTCCAGGAGCTGGTCTGGGCTGTGATTAACGAAAAGGGGAACCGATGCCCGCGGGGACTGGAGCGTATCGACTGCAGGGCCGTGCTCACGTTCACAGAACAGCGGCGTCGCGACGGAGAGAACTTTGGGGCGGTGCTTTGGAAATGGGCAGCAGACGTGATTGTGAGGGAAGGGATCATACCCGACGATACGCCACAGCACATCGTCTGTCATACCCCGGCGATTGAGATTGGCTCACGCGAACAGACGCTGATGATGATTCAAGGATGGAGGGACTGATGATTGACGATATCCGCGAGAGGTGGGGCAAGGCAACGCCACAGCCCGATGCCATAGCCCACGCCCCCGAAGACATTGCCCGGCTGCTCACCGAGATCGAGAACCGGGAGGCGCTGATCGAACAGTGCCGCGCATTGCTAGACGACTTCCCCGGCGCGATTGCCCCATGTAACGTCCCCGGCGGCTTCGTCTACTTTAACGAGTGGGAGAACTTCGCAGACCGGACGAATGACGTGCTCGCGGCGCTTCGGAATCTCAATCCTGAACTGGAGGGAGCGGCAGAAGAGAGTGGTGAGCTGTGAGCAGAAACGCGACCTTCCGCTCATGGGCGGGCGACATTGAGGCGCTGAGAAGGGCGGAGGCAGACAATGACGACCTTCGCGCCCAGCTACAGCAGGCCAACGAGCGGGCGGAACAGCTGCAAGCAGAACTGGATATCGCCAAGCCCGTTATGTCTGCGTCTCTCCAGGCGGTGCTGACGTGGTGCAATGAGGACTGCATCGACGAATCTGAGTGCGAGACGTGCTCGCTTAACATCCAGTCCGCGCTCAATGCGTGCGACGCGGCGCTGAGACGATGCCCACTGATTGCTGCCCTTGCCGAGCTTGACCAGACTGAGGCGGTTGGACAAATGGATAAAGGCGACTTTCTCGGCGGTGCGGAATGAGCGGTCCGGCCAAGTTCACCTACCCGTCTTGGTGGGCGCACCGCCTTCTGTACGGCTGCGACCATTACTGGTCCACCGATGCGAGAGATTGCCGATCTGGAGAGGCTGCAAGAGGCGCTCGCGAAGGAGGGCAGCCATGGGTAGCTGGAACAACCGCATAATGGTGCTTAACGGCAAATACAGGATAGCCGAGGTCTGGTACGACAGCGACGGTACCGCCGTTTCCTGGAGTGATTCCGAGATATGCACCGAATGGGACTCGCTTGACGAACTTAGGATCGATATGCGGCTCATGTACCAAGCGCTTGACCGGCCGGTGGTTGACATGGCTGATATGGAAGAGGTGATCGGTGAACCGCCGCAAGTGTGAGATAGCCGAGCGGATGAAGCGGAGGCAGCAACGGCGCTTTGACGAGCTGTGCCGGGCACTGGAGACGTTGCCGAAGGTGATTGAGACGATCCACCGCGCGCTCGTCTGTGCCCTCGAAGCTGTGTCAGAGTTCACGCGCCAGATGGAAGCGATACTAGCCGAGCGCTACCCGGACGAGCCGACTTTTGAGGCGAGGATTGCACGGGCGAAGGCAGAGATGGAAAACCGGGGAAAAAGCGGTTACGTGCATCCGGGGGTAGTGGTAGGATCGGTGGACACAAATGAAAATGGCCCCGGCGAGTGCGACCTCCCGGGACGTGACAAACCACGGATTAGCGAGGTCTGTATGCCTGATTCTACCACCACTGCATCGCCACGAAACCCCAGCCACAAGTGGAGCATTCCAGAACGGTACAAGGGCATCGACATGCGGTCGCGTCTCGAGGTCAAGTACGCCAAGTTCTTTGATGCGCACCGCATGGAATGGGCCTACGAACCCGAGGGATTCCAGATTCTTGGAGTGCGGTATCTGCCCGACTTCTATCTGCCGGCCATTAAGACCATCGTGGAAGTCAAAGGGGTACTAGACTCGAGCGATATCGTGAAGCTGGGATCCCTAGTTCCCGCCGCGGCGAAGAACGACGTAATGACGATCCTTGCCGAACCTGGAGAGCCCGTAAAATGGCGCCTATGCCATACAACGCCGGAAATG